AGATGAGTCAGGCAAGAAGAATGGTCCGGAGGCATTTCCTTGGGACGGCAGTAGTGATCTCGAGCCAAACTTGGTTAACCCATTGATCGATGGGGATGTTGCCTTACTTAGTCAGTCACTCAGCCAAGCCAACCTGGTAGCCGCTCCAGTAGAGTCGGGAGACATTGGCAGTGCTAAGATGGTAAGCGAATTTCTTAAATGGCGGATGAACTCAATGACTGAACTTCCTCGGGAAGCCGCCATCGGAGCAAACTATTTATTGCAGAATGGAATTACATTCTTCGGTACTTACTGGAAGCGTGAAACCACTCGAGTGTTTAAGGATATATCACTCGAAGAGATTGCACAAATGTCACCCGAGTTAGCTATGGCAATCCAAGATCCTGAGATGAAGGAGGGAGTTGAAGAGATGTTATTCCCGTTATTCCCGAATCTGAAAAAGCGAAGAGTTCGGAAGATGATTAATGAACTTCGTAGCAAAGGAGTATCGAAAGTTCCGACTGAAAAAGCTGTTGTTAATCGTCCGGCAATTAAGGCGTATGAATTGGGCAGAGAAATAATCATCGACTCGAATGTAATTGATTTGGAATCTGCCAGGAGCATTCACTGCATTCACTATTATTCTCCCGAAGCACTCATGCAGAAGGTCAATGAGGGATGGGATAAGAAGTGGATTGAGGAAGTACTTGAGAACAGTAAGGGCTTTTATGCGGATGAAAGTTATTCGACTGACCTTATGTCCTATGATACCGGTAATTTTTACGGCACACAGGATTATGAAGGTATGGTTCGGGTAATTACGACTTATCGTAAGGAATTGGATGAAGACGATGTACCAATTTGTACCATTACTTGTTGGGCGGATGAAGCTGAAGGGCATGGGTTTCATAGTCCGATGGAATATGACGAAGGTCGTTATCCATTTGTCTGCATAACTCGTGAAAACCTCAATCACCGCTTACTCGATTCCCGAGGTTACCCCGAGCTTTTAAAGTCTTATCAAATCGCAGTTAAGACCGAGATGGATGCCCGGCGTGACCGCGCCTCTATGAGTACCTTACCGCCCGTGGAACATTTGGCTGGCCGCCGTCCCGAGAGGATAGGTCCAGGGGCAACCTTGGCAGTCCGCCGAAGGGGGGAAGTTGGTTTCATGGAGATCCCGAGGTATTCGCAAGCCTCGATGGAGGTGGAGATGCAAATCAGACAACTCGCCAATAAGATAACTGGCAGAGCGACATCACCCGAGGATGCAGTTGAAGCAAACAGCATTCGCCAGCACTTGGTAAATCAGTGGCTTAATGGATTCAAACAGATTTTGAATCGTGTATGGTGTCTAGATAGAACTTACGGCGGTCCACAAATTTGGTTTCGGGTAACAAATAATGAACAGGGAGCCATGCTCATGCTCGATGAGACTGCCGAGGTTTATGATTTTAATATCACCTGGAACTCGATGAATCAGGACGAGGAGAAGGTTCTTCAGAAGCTCGATACTGTTGGTAAATTAATGGCTCAGTACGACCGGCAAGGAACAGCGAGGTATGACATTTACCTTCGTAAAGTGCTTGAGGCTATTGATCCTAATCTTGCTGGACAATTGATCGCCCCAGCAGAAGAGGCAACCGACAAAGAGATTAAGGAAACTTCTGCCGATATTGCTAAGATATTCTCGGGGCAAGTGGTTAATGCACCACAGCAAGGGGTTAATTCTCAACTTCGCCTCCAAGTTCTTCAGCAATACTTACAAGGAACTCCCGAAGTGCCAGCGACTGATGTTCAAAATCGTATGCAAGAGGATGAAAACTTTGCCAAGAGACTTCAGACATATGCCGGTCAGCTTGAACAAATGGAAGTACAGAATCGCAATAAACTAATTGGCCAGCTAGGTACTGCCCCCGGCAATGTACCAGGCACATCGATGGCCGCTTAAATAAAAAGGAAATATTATGCCATACGGAAAAGGAACATACGGATCGAAGGTCGGAAGGCCGTCTAAAAAAGCAAAAGCAATGGGTCGGAAAAAGATGCCTAAGAAGAAAATGCCTAATAAAAAGTGAGTAAGGTTTACCGAGGAATTACATTCGCCGGATATTCAAAACCCAAGCGAACTCCCAACCATCCGACTAAATCTCATGTGGTTTTAGTTAAAGATGATGGGAAGGATAAAATGATTCGCTTCGGCCAACAGGGTGCAAAGACTGCGGGCAAACCGAAAAAGGGTGAGAGTTCGGCAATGAAGAAAAAGCGGGCATCGTTTAAAGCCCGTCATGGGAAGAATATTGCCAAGGGAAAAACTTCGGCGGCTTACTGGGCAAACAAGGTGAAGTGGTAAGATGGCCAAGGATGCTTGCTACAAAAAGGTAAAGGCTCGGGTAAAGGTATTTCCATCCGCCCGAGCATCTCAGCAGATTGCCAAGTGCCGAAAGTCGAAGGGACAGGTCAAGAAGTCTCCGGCTGGATCTTCGTTAAAAAGATGGGGTGCTGAGAAGTGGAAAGATACACGGACCGGCAAACCATGCGGACAGGGTAAGGCGAATGAATACTGCCGCCCGACTAAAAGAGTTTCGAGTAAAACGCCCAAGCTACAATCGGAGATGAGCAAGAGCCAATTGAAACGGAAGAAGGCGGAAAAATCAAAGGTTGGCATGGGCAGAAGAGTTAAACCCATAAGAAGGAAAAAATGACACTAGGTGATGCAATAAACGGCCTCGGCGAACAGACCGAATGGCTCGTAATAAAAGACTTTATTAAAGAACAGCGGGATATGTGCCTGGTCGATTTTCAGGACTATACCCATGTGGATAACCCTCAAAAACTCGCCCGACTTAGCGGTGAGATTGCTGGCTTAACTCGAATAGTAGAAAGTTTAGAAAATGCCGAAACTGACCCCCCATCAACAATTTAAAAACGAACACCGGGCTTTGCTTAATCGCTGGCTCGAGGAGTCGGACATCGATGACCAGGAGATGGCACAGATTGCCTTGAACGATGTAGAAGAGTGGATGGATGAAGAGGTGGTCGGTTTTGAATCCGACATCGACCTCGAGGATGGCTAAACGACTAGGTTATATTTACGAACAGGCATTTTTTACCGAATCGCTTCGTCATGGCTTAGAGGTATTTGTCCCTTTGGGTGACCATTTGCCGGTTGACTGCATAATTGTAAATTCGGCGGGTAAAAAGTTTAATGTTCAAGTCAAAGGATCGTCTCAAGCGAGGTCGGTGGAAAAGAATAATGGCTCATCACGCTACAAGTTTTCAGCCACTACTGGTCGGACTGTAAAACAACCCCTCGACTGCACAAAGGTCGATGTGGTGGCAATTTATTGCGCTGACATTGATACCTGGTATCTGCTCCCATGCATGGCAATTGATGGAGCATTAACTATTGCGGTATATCCGCACAACCCCAATTCCAAAGCCAAGCACGAGAAATATCGGGAGAATTGGGAAATATTTAAAACTGCCTGAGTAATTTATCCGCCCCCCTGTCATAATGGATGTGGCGTACCATATCGGTACGCAGAACAACGCAAGAGTGCGAACTTTAAACGCAGAATTATGGCAGATACAGATATTAGCGAGGCTCCGGCTGATTCGGGAGCAGAAACAACAACGCAAGGGATCACCACTTTGGAAGAATTAACGGCATCGTTCGTTGAGAAAGTCGAAGAGGCTGAACCCTCACAGGAATCTGAAGTGGAAGTTGGTCCCGAGACAACTACCGCAGATGCAGAAACCGACCAAGAAGATGTTCTTTTACAGTCAACCGAAACCGAGGAATCGGAGGAGGAGGAAACGGAAGAGATAGCCGAAGAGGAGGAGTCAGAATCGGAAGAAGCTGAACCGCCCAAAGCTGTCGGCAAACTGCTTAAACAGGTCAATAAACTGACCGCCCGAGCCAAGTCAGCCGAAGAAACAGCCGAAGCATTACAAGCTCAAATCGAATCCCTAAAGGCTAATCCACAGAAGCAATCGGAATCGAGTCAGCCAGCCCTTGAAGAAGTCCAAGATTTTCAATCATTGGAAACCTTACGGAAGGAAGCAATCGCCGCCAAAAAATGGGCATTACAACACATCGGGAAAGATTTTATCGAAGTCGATGGGAAAGAATATGCCGATGAGGATATCAGAAATATTCTTACGCAAGCGGAAGATTATCTGACCGAGAAAATACCCGAGAGGGCACAATATCTCCAGTCAAAATCGCAATGGCAACAGGATACGATTAATGCTCATCCGTGGATTTCAGAAACAGTCGATACCGACATCGCCGAAGAACGGAGATCCGTTTTAGGTCAGATAAAAAGTCAGTATGCGGACATTCTAAAATCCCTACCTAATGGTGATTTCGTAGCGGCAACACTCGTTCGAGGAGTTGAAGCAATTAAAGCGGATCAGGCGGCCAAGACGGCCAAGCCTAAAGCCAAGAAAGTAGCCAAAGCACCTCCGACAACGATGGGAGATTCATCCCCACCGGTACAAACCTCGGCCTCTCGTCAGACTGCAAATAAACAGAAAATTTTGGAGCGTAAAAACCTTTCGGTCAACGATCTCGCCGCATTCTTAGCGGACTAAAAAAATTTAAAAATCTTAAAATAAGGAATATATAAAATGGCTATAGCAACCTCATACAATGTGTTAAGCACTAAAGGTAGTAGAGAAAACCTCGAGAATGTGATGAAAACGGTTTCTCCACAAGAGACTCCAATTTACAGCACGATTTCACAATCAGCCGCTCCAAAAGCGACTCTTAACGAATGGTTAGTTGATTCACTCGCTGATCCCGCTGGCTCAAGTGCCGCAACAAACGCAGACGGTGTTGATATTACTCTGTCAAATGCCGCTAACTTAATTGACTCAAGAGCGAGGCTCGGAAATAGGGTAGCCACACTCAGAGATATCTTCGCAGTTTCTCGTCAGGCTGAAATGGTAGATGTTGCTCCTGGTGGATCGCTCTTTGCGGCCTCAACTGCAAAATCTTTAATCCAGTTAAAGAATAGTTTGGAAGTGGCAATCGCTTCAAACAACGATCAAGCCGCTGGTGATGCAAGTAATGGTGCGACTATGTGCGGACTTGGAATTTGGTCTGACCCAACTGCAACCGGTAACACTTTCGACACATCCTTGAAACAAGGTTTCCGTGCAGTAAGTGGTTCCCGTGTAAGTCTTGCAAGTTTGACTGAATCCGCTTTCCGTGGATTGCTTCAAGCTGTTTACACTGCCGCTGGTTCTAAAGGTTCTTTCAAACTTTTTGGAGGTCCATCAGTCGTAAATAAAATTACTGACTACACAAGATCCACCACTGCAAACAGTGACTTTAACTTCAATCAGGATGTTAAGGATGGTATCTTGAAATTATCAGTCGTCCAATATATTTCGGACTATGGTGTAGTGGATATCATCCCGACTCTTTGGAATGGTAGAAGGGATGCTGGAGCAAGCGGAACAAGTACAGCACTTGGAACTGTTAATACAGATCGAGGATATCTCCTTCCATCTGATGACACTGTTTCCTTGAAGTTCTTGGAAGGCATGACTGTTCAGGATTTACCTGACAATGGTGCCGGAAAACGCGCATTCACAGAGTGTATGGCTACAATCCGTGTATCCAATCCACGCGCTTTGGGTTCAATCGTTTAATTTGGTTCATTAGTGTTATTTGGGGAGGCCGGTTGAATAGTGGCCGGCCTCCCTTTTTTTCTTTAGAATATGAGTCTCAATATAATAGTAAAAGGCGGAAAAAGAAGCGGTGGAATGTCGGGCGAAGAAATGGCTCAGTATTTAGCCAAGAAAGTAGACCAACAAGCCGCCCGTGAAAAAGCGGGCTACAAGCAAAGAGCATTAGCCGCTCGAAAATATGGTCAATCTGTTAGCGGAGGGAAGAACTTCCGAGCAGTTCGGTCCGTAGATTTAGTTACATACATGAGGCATGAACAGGAAAGACCGGGCTGTATGTCCGATCCTGAGTACTCGAAAGCCTTCGCAAAATCCAACGAAGAAACGGTAATCGGAAGTTGAGAACTGTAACCTACACCGAGCTTAAAAATCGATTCACTTCGGCTATCGGGGTGGATACTTTATTATCGGTTGAAGAAACAGCATTCAAGAACTCGTTAAACGACCGAGTAAAGGGAGCATGGACCCGCGCACAATGGCCCGAGTTAATGACAGTAGTAGAGAAATCTGTTGCCGCCGTTACCTCGCCAATCGTGGCAGACAAAGCGGTGCAAATAGACAACGATGCAAATTTAATGGATGTGTTTTCGGTCTTCGATAAGAATCCATTATCAGACAGGACCGCATTTAAACTAGATTACAATTTAATCAATGGGTATTTAGTATTACCCGCCAATTCGTCTCAAAGTTCAGTCTTTGTGATGGGCAACCAGGTAACTCCCTCGAGTTATGGTGAGACGGGCGATCCCGACCTTCCAAGGTTCTTGGAGAGGTACTTATTATTAGCAACCATTGCAGACTGGTACAAATCAGACGGCCAGTTGGAAAAAAGCATCCAGCAAGAACAAATGGCAGAAGAAACCCTGGCACTCGAAATCGACCGAGTCGAGAGGCTGGAGGGAATAAATAAAATATCGGTCAACACTTACCCGAGCTATTCGTTCGGAGTGAATATTTTAACCACAACATAAAAATAAAATGGGTATTTCAAGTATAAATGTACAAAACAGCATGGGTTCAGGTGGGTCAGTGTATTCAAATGGAACTGGTGCGGTAACCGGTGATTTTATCGCCATTCAATTCACAGAGGATTCAGTTCTTGGTGCGATAAGCACGAATTACTTGACGAACTCAGCAGACCTAATTTCTGACGGAACGACCTTCAGCCAAGGGCAGACTTTGATGGTCCCATGTTCTTCGGTGACACTTTCGTCCGGAGCGGCGATTTTATATAAGGCTTAATGCGGCCACTCGGTTACAGTTTGGGAGTTGGTTCGGCAGTTATTAGTTCTGTCCCTTCGGAAACCTTCACTGCGACATTATCCGCTACTGACTCGAATGGTCAGACAGTAAATAATACTTACACCCTAACCGTTCGCCCAAGCGCGGTAATTAGTGCGGGTGATAGTATAAGCATAGTTGGACTCACAGGCTCGACAACAAGCGATAATGGATCGCTCACAGTTGCCGGAACAAATGCCGCAGTATTTGGCTCAAGTGGAGCATGGACACAGTCAAGTGGAACTTTAGTTTTAACTGTTGCTGGCGGTCAAAGCATACCCACAGGGTCAGATACAGTTATTACATTTGTACTTGCAAATCCAAATTCTGTAACAGGTGGGGTGTCAAGTGTTACGCTAACTTCTATCGGATTTTCTACATCTGATTTAACAGGTACATTCTTAAAAGGTGTCGCTACCTACAATGTAACAATAAAAGACACTGAAGCTAACATTCTAGCAAGTACACCAAGCAATCCTAGCGGAGAAGTTACTAACGCTTACGGCACGGACACTTACGATCTGTATGTTTGGGACGGTAGTCTATGGCATAATTACAACAACGACTAAAAACAATTATGAGTACATTTAGCACTTGCACATCAAGCACACGCCCTGGTTCTCCAGCGAATGGCGATGTATTATTTGAAACAGACACTAAGAATGTTATCCTTTGGGACGGTACGAATTGGAGAGGGTATGGGAATGACCTTATAGCTTTTGCTAAAGGGTCAACAAGTGCAGACTTGGATGGGACGGATGATTATGTATCCGTGCCAGATGCAGATAATCTTAGCTTCGGGAATGGTTCAAGCGATAGTCCGTTTACTTTAACCGCTTGGTTAAAATCAAACACAGCGAATAATGTAAGAATTATAGTGAAAGGTGACGGCACTCCTCAAGAATATGCGTTTACCGCTGGGAGTGCAGGCACTCCAAATCTAAATCTATTCGATAACGCTTACGGAAACAGCATACAAATAACCTCAGATACTGCTTTGACACAAGGCACATGGCAACACTGGGCAGTAACATACGATGGAACTGGTTCTCATGCTAATAGTAAAATATATTTAAATGGTAGTGCTGTTTCGACTACTACTGCAAGCACTGGCTCTTATGTAGCTATGCACAACACTTCAGCGGCTCTTTCTATAGGTAGGAATAATATAACAGTTGGTGGCACAACATACGAAAGTTTTACGAACGGACATATGGACGATGTAGCAGTTATCGCTAAAGAATTATCCGCATCGGAAGTGAGTGCTATATATAACAGTAACCTATATCCAACTGAACTTGTTAGCTTATGGAGGTTTGAAGGAAACGCCAACGATAGCCAAGGTTCTAATAATGGAACAGGTGAAAACGGAGTAGTGCTTAACTCAACAGATGTGAGGTCTTAATAATGAAAACATACTGCATAATAAATTCTGACGAAGTAGGAAGTGTAGACTTTAACCAAGTATCTGAAACATCAGTAGATACATTACGCTACTCAGTAGACAGATCAAAAGCACTTCTCAAATTTGAAGGAGACACTCCCAGCTTTTTGGAAGGCAAGACCGAGTACACCCACTCTGAAATATTAGCTATATTAGCTACTGACGAATGGACTTCACCTGACCCTGTATGATTTATACTGCCATAATAGTATTGGCGATATGCCTGACCGGATGCAGTCTTCGATCTGTTTACCCAACACTTGGAGGAATTGTCGGAGGCGGTGCGGGAAGTTTAGGCGGGCCAGGCACTGCGGCGTTGGGTGCGGGTGCGGGTGTCCTCGCTGGAGAAGCACTTAAAAATAAAGATGCTTTAATTGAGGCAGAAGAAACAATCGAAGCATTAAGTCACGGAGATGTATCTGCCCTTGTTGCACAAGGAATGGCCGAGCATCAGACAGGCTTTGAGGCATTCACCTCGACAATAAAAAAAATACTTTCAGTAGCCGCCGTTTTACTTGGTTGCTACTTAACGATCCCAATTTTTGTGGCTAAACGAACTGCAAGAAATTGCTCAAAAACTGAAGCATTGAAGAATGCAACTCGCCCGCCATTTCCCGTCAAGCCTCCTCCAAGAAATGAAAAATATTGAACTGCTAAAAGATAAGTTTTTATCGCTCTCCCAAAAAGGCAAAATGATAACCATATTCGTTGGCTTAATCATCGGCATTGTAATCCTCGACTGTCTATTCTAATGGATCGGACTGCACTAGCGGGATTCGGCGGATCGCTTGCCAGTATCAGCGGTTCATACCATGAAATTATCGGAATAATTGCCGGTGGAATGACTATCATTTACATGGCGGTTAAAATTTACCAGGAGGTAAAAAAGAAATGAGCAGATATCGTTCATATGGCAAACTCGATGATCCATTCATAACTGAAGGGGATACCTTCTTTTTGCGAATGAATGCTCGACTGCGGCCTAACCAATTAAAGCCTGGTGAAGTTGCCCTGTCAAAGAATGGCCGAATGAATGAAGACGGGACTTGGCAGACTCGTAAAGGTTTATCGACTTTATTTGGGTCAATCACATCGGGGGCTAATGCGATCCGCTTGCCCTACACCATTCAAAGTGCCCAGCGAAACAGCGGAGTGGTAACCATCGTTCTGAATGAAACGCCATCTCTTTCTTTTATACCAGGAGAAAATATTCATGTGGCCGACTTGGACTCTTCGGCAAACGGGACACAGACTTTAACCTCGGTAAATTTTACGACTAAAACAATTACCTATGCGAACGCCGGTAGTGATACTGTATTTAGTATTAACGGTGAAGGAGTAGGGAACACATCCGTGGTTTCTGCTGGAACTGCAATCTCGACCACTTTGAACTTTACCCTTAATGATGATGGAGTAAACGAGGTATTCGGATCAGCAGTATTCTCTGATGCGGCATCCGATTCCGATGATTATATTCTAACAGCAACAGATACAGTCTGTATAATCTTCCGTTTGAAGGACTCCGCTCTTTTTAAATGTCGGTATGACGGGGGTGGGGAGTCCGTGGATGGACCTGTTAACCTGACTCAGGGACTCGGTAAGATGTTTATCTTTCGGACTAATCAGACAACCCTCGAGGCATCCCCAAAAGTTAATCTGATCGAAGTATCTTCTGCCTCTCAGACTGGAAATTTAATAACAGTGAATACCTCATCGTCACATGGCCGAGTGGTAAATGATTTTGTGACTCTTAGCGGATTTGGAAATTATACGGAGAATCCAAATGATTGCTATCAGATTGAGACTGTGGTTTCTCCAACGAGTTTTAAGGTAAGAAAAGAAGTCGCCCAAACTGCTACTTTCAATGTCTCGGGTGCGAAAGTGGAATACTTTGACGATTTTACAAAAGTTGCAAACGGGACATACACCGCACCGGTTTATCTTACCGATACTACCGCAGTCGCACAGGATGGAGTGGTGACGATGGATATTTCACCCAGTACGCACGGCCTGTCGGTCGGGGATAACTTAACTATTCAGTCCGGCACAAGCCCGTTCGATTTATTTGCCGACCAAAAAGTCAGAGTCACGGGATCGCCAACAGCCAATCAATTTACATTTAATTTAGAAGTCGCTAATGTCTCTATCGGAGATTCAAAAACTCTGACAGTCAATAAACCCCTTGCAGTTGGGAAAGGCTATATTCACCAACCCGCCGCACCTTGGGGATTGGTTCACGAACGGAGACTATGGATGCCTTACTGGTACACTTCGGATGTCACTCCAACAGACCGAGGGATACGAGATGAAATTGTGGCATCCGACATCATGGATTTTGATACTGTGGATGTGATTGGAAACCAGTTCAGACCATCCGCCGGACAAAGCGATTACCTCGTTCAACTCACCCCTTTTACAAAAGATTCACTCGTAGTATTTAATCGAAAATCGATTCATCTGATGACAGGAATAAGTGGATCTCTTGCTGATGTTTCGACCAATGTGGTTACAACCGAAATCGGATGCTCTGCGAGGAAGTCAGTAGTCCAGGTGGCCAATCAGATAATGTTTTTATCCGACCAAGGAATATATTCTGTGGAGTTCCTTGATGAATATAATTTGCGGGGAACAGGCACACCAATTTCCGAAACCATCCAGCCTTATATCGACCGAATTAATCAAGAATATGCTCACTTATCTTGTGCAGTTTATTTCAACAATCGGTATTGGATTGCATTGCCAATTAACTCTTCAGTCAGTGCTGGGGATGCCACAAAATTGAATACAATAATTGTTTACAATTTTATTAATGGTGGGTTTGAAAGTATTGACACAGTTAATTCAACCGAGTTTGCGATTCGTGAATTATTAGTCGGTCGGGAAGGCGCTCAGAATGCTTTATATGTAAGCACGGAAGAAGGTGGGATTCACAAAGTCGATGCAGTTGAGGGCGGTGATGTGGTATCGCTGACTGCCGGCCAAGCAGAAAATAAAACTATTAAAGTAGTCTCACAGGTCACCACTCGCCAATACGATGCCGACCAATTGGATCGCAAAATGTTCAGCCGTGCAGAGTTTCATATTAAGAGCGGTGAGGAAACGATTACGGATGGTAACATTAGTTTTATAACGGAAGACCCCGATTCAACCACTTCGTCCACTTTAGTCTCTTCTTTAATAGGTTCAACCTTACCGGCTAATGAAGACTCATCGATCAGACTGGGGATCAGAAAAAGAGGCTTCGGTATTCAGGCAGACTTTCAACCAACAGAGGGCAGACCCTATCTTCGTGCCGCCAAAATAGATGCACGAATTACGGATCGTTCAACAACAAGTATTTCATAAGGAGAATAAATCATGGGAGTTTTAACAACGGGACAGACATTTTCGAGTGGAGATCAGGTAACGGCCGCCAAACTTAACGAAATCGCCAATTTGGCAACATTTACTTCGGCAAGTGCTACCACAGACGATTCCACTTTAACCCTCGGTTCGAGCAAGCTGAAAGTAAAAGACCTCGGGATTACATCGACTCAGCTTGCCGCAGATGCAGTTATCACTGCAAAGATTGCAGATTCAACAGGGGATTCAGATGGAGTAACTACAGCAAAGATTGCGGGCAATGCAATTACATCCGCTAAAATAAGCGACACTGACGATCAATTCTTAGTCGATGATACTTCTGCTCAAAAGAAAGTGGTAGTAAATGAAGCTGGTGCAGATGTAGATTTCCGAGTAGAAGGAGATACCGATCAAAACCTTCTCGTATGTGACGCAACAAATGACAGGGTAGTTGTAGGTGCATCTGCACCAACAGAGTCATCTAAGTTTTCTGTGGTAGGAGATTCCACGGGTGGAGTAGTTGCTTCAATAGAAAATGCGGCAACTACAGGGACATCTGTTTTAGTTGTTAAAGGGCCAGACCCAATTACTCAATATCAAGATACAACTGCTACCACAGGAAAGACTTTCAATATCGGAGTTCAAGAAAATTCTATTTACATTGATTTAATATCAGGAGGTAGTGCAACTCGTTTATTTCAGTTATCAGATGCGGGTCAGTTGCAACTCAAGACAGGTATGACCATAGCGTACGATTTATAATTGGAAACCTAAAAACAGAAAGTACCAGTATGAACGATCCATTGAAATTAGCGGCAGACACTTTAAACGAGCAAGCACCTCTAGGCGAAAGCCTCGCATATATAACTTCAGAAGAAGCTGATGTTTTAAAACAATTAGGCGGTGCTGGTGAGCCGGTAAACAGTTCAGGTGTCCCGTCATTCTTTCTTAATAAATTGTTTGGCGGAGGTAAAAAACCGCCCCCCTTGCCTGAATTTAATGTCGGCAAATCTGCCCAAGATTATGTCGGTGCAATGGCAGACTCAGGACTTCAGGACCAACTTTTAAATGTCCGACAAAAGTACGATCCACAATACCAGGACTTACAGCTTAACCTCGCCCAGCGAGCCGCTGACCCATTAGCAAGCCTAGCCGAGACATCTGCACTCAGAGGACAGGATTTTGGGGCTAGACTAGCGGAAAGACAGGCTGGATCGGATATCAGTATGATGAACCGCTTCGGTGCGGACATGAACCAGGCTTATCGGGCATTCGACCCCCTCATGCAAGCCCGTACAGAACAGGCTAATATGTTAGCCGATCAGGCATTCAATGAGGCACAAATGACTGACCTATCGCCCGAAATGAGACGGCGAGCAACTCAGTCCGCTCGTGAAGGATTAGTCGCACGGGGCAGAGAGATGGATAATGCGGGCATTGCCGCTGAGGCGATGAGTCGGGAAGATTATTTGAGGGACATTATAGCGGACAACAGAAGACAGGCACAGGGACTCGGATCTTATGCATCGAATTTAAACAGGCAGACATCAGTCGATCCATTGGCATTCCTCCGAGGCGGGCAGAACTTCGCCCAGCAAGGGTTTAACGAAAGATCCGCTCTTTTCGGAATCCCACAGGAACAGGTAACCCGAATTAATCCCGATGCCGGAGTAAATATCGGAATGCAAGAGTATGCGAACCGAGCGAATTACAATGCTAACACTTATGCCGCTCGGGAAAAGGCGGCCGGTTCGGCGGCTGGTGGATTACTAAGTGGATTGGGTTCATTAGCTGGCGGAATGTTCGGAGGCGGTTAGCTAGGACAATCTAATATCTTACAGAATCAAAATTTTGGCGGAGGTACACAAACATATCGAGGTGACAGTGGAAACACCATGCTGACGGGCGGATACAAACTATTTTAATATTATGGCAATCGGAGATACAGTTCAGGCGGGCTTAATGAGGGTTGATTCCTCGCCCATACTTTTAGCGGGTCAGGCACAGGCTCAAGCGAACCAGGCATTTGGAAATGCGGTGGGCGGTGTAATCGATAAGTTTTATCAGAAGAAGAAGGATAAACAGGAAAGAGATGAGCGGGAACAGGCTTACCTCAAGATGGGACTTACCAGCGAGGAGGCCAAAGCGGCGAGCCGAGATAAAGACTTAGCCAATCAATTCATCAATAAGATGAATGCGGACAGGAACTTTTTAATTGAGCAAGAAAAAGCAAAAAGAGCGGCTGATTTATTTGATTTTCAGAAGCAAGATTATGAAAACAGATTTAAGGAAAGGGAACGGCTTTTAAAAGAGGCGGATGAGTTAAAAGAAAAAACTGCGGGATTTGAGGAATATTTATCTGAACAGCCTCAAGTAATCGACCCAACAGGCCCCGGCAGATTTGATGTACTTCGTAATCTACGAGAGGGTAAAGGAGTAACTCCACCCGCACGGATGATCCCTGGTGCATCACCAGCCGAAGAGATGCTTATGAGTCCCGAAGCTAAAAGTTTTGCAAGAAGAGCTGTCGAGGGTGGGCAACCAATATCTTTAGTGATGCCAATGGCGCAGAAGATAGATTCGCAGATTGCCGCACAGACTCCAAAGCCCTATTCACCAACAGAGCTAATTGCCTTGAGACAACTTGAGAAACCATCTCTTACGGTCGGCGAGGAGACAATTGATCGAGAGTTTGCAAAAAGTATTATAGAATTTAACCCCGCAGATATTGAAAAAGGGCTTACTCAACTTCGAGAGGCTTCTGCTAGATTGGGCGGAACAGCAAAAGATGAAGACGGAAACGCAATAGAACCCGAAAATCTAACGGGTGTAATGGTGGGCATTATGCCCGATTCATTTAATGACATCATAAATCCTGAAGCATCTGAAGTAAAAGAAGCAGTTGAAGAAGTTGTACAAAGAAACCTTCGTTTAGTTCTTGGCGCTCAGTTTACCGAAAAAGAGGGACAACGTTTAATTAGCAGAGCATACAACCCAAGACTCGATGAAACGGAAAATAAAAAACGAGTAGACAGGCTAATTAAGTCAATTGAAAGTGCGATGAAAGAGAAGCAATCCCAAGCAAGATACTTCAATGAAAATAGTACGCTCAAGGGTTATCAATTTGCACCAATATCAATTCAAAGCATTGAAAGGGATGCCTTTGGTGAAAATTCAAATGACCCATCCGCTCCAGCCTCACAAGCTACTCTTGATGAGTTAGAAAAGAAAAGACAATTACGCAGTAAAAGGGCGGGGCTATAATGCTTACTGAAGAACAAGCACTTGCCGAGTTAAGACAACTAAATCAAGAACTCGGACTCCCCGAGGATGATGGTATGCCAATGACTCAGGCTCAAGCGGAAGCAGAACTTCGAGCATTAGACGAAGAACTAGCATCCACACCCGAATCATTCAGTGAGTATGTTGAAAGGAGGAAGGTCGAGGATAGTCGATCACTTGGTGATAAGACCGCCGCTTTCACAGAATCCTTTATGACTGGTGCGGGTGCATTGGCATCTGAAGGAAAGAAAGCAATAAGCGAACTCTTCTCCGGCGATGTGGGATCAAGCGAAGTAGGCGGAGTATTTCAGGTCGGAATAAATGATTTTGGAAGGTTTGCCGAAACTCTAGGCGGTGCGGCGATGGATAACTTTTACTCGGATGAAAACGAGATGCAAAGAGAGTACCAAAGATATAGGGATAACTTTCTTTATAATCAAGAAGTCCGTCCGGCCATGCTCGAAACTTACGATGAAGAGGGTAGGGACTTTGTCAGCTTCGGAGCAAACTTTGTCGATCCGACTTTACTTGTACCTGGTGCCGGAGTAATCGCTAAAGGCGGATCTCTCGGAGCAAAGGCAGTCGCAACAGGAGCAAAGGCGGGAGCATTCGCCGCTCGTTCACCTAGGCTTGTGCAGTTATCTAAAGCGATGGCGAAGACAAGCCGAGGTGCGGAAAAGGTAGCCAAGGGATTAGACAAGGCATCTGAGGTCGCATCGATACCAGCTAAACTTGCCGCATCGGGAACGAGGAGAGCAATTAAAGGATCGGCATTTGTAGGTTCAAAGATTGCCGGTGGAGTAGGTAAAGCTGGAGAACTGACATCGAAGGTTGCTGGACTACCGAGAGCCGCAGTTACCGGTCTTGCAAGTAAAGTTGTCGATCCAAAGATTGCCGGTTCAGGTATTCTTGGCGCACAGGTAACAGGAGCATTAACTGGGCAAGTTCCAGGACTCGGATTATTAACTGGAGCGGAAGCACTTGGATATATTGCCAATAAGACGGGTAGGGGAATAGAAAGAACTTTATCTGCTCTATCATCCACAGGTGGGCAGAAAAGATTTCTTCAACGATTAGCCACTACTGCCGATTCACCAAGATTTCGTAAGCTCGCCCTTATGGCTCATGCTGGCGGTGCTACCAAGCTAACCGACCTAGCATTTAATTCACTTGTTAATGGTGTATCCGTTGGAGCATTAAACGGGGCATTAGCATATGCATCGGGAGAAGGTGCGGAGGGTGTTGGCGCGGCAGTTGGTTCGGGTACGCTGATGGGCGGCTCACTACCATTCGGCCAACCTGGTATGAAGGGTGGAAAGAGTCAGGGGGCTAGGGATCAATCGAGTATAAACTTTCTTAATGCCAAGTTGGCAGATGATCAGATTAAAGAATTTAGAAAACTATCCCCCGAAGCACGATTAGCATTTGCCACAGTGGAAGAGGCGGGGATTCGTGCGCCTAAATTAGCATTCTTAGATAAAAAGACTTATTTAGACTTCCTTCGTCAAGACGATCCAAACCTTCGCCAAGCACCTAATGCTCATTACGATATGGAGGATAATACCATTTATGTTAATCAGGATGGTAATGCTGGCAGAAGCTCAAAGGAGGCAATGGATATTCTTACCCATGAACTCGGCCACCATTTTATTACTCAAGGCATAAAGGACGATCCACTCTTTGCCCGAAAGATTTTAGAGCAGTACGAGGCAAAGCCAGGAGAGGAATCATTCGAGTTTGCATTTACAACCGATTCAGCCGGTTCCCCGATTGATTCGATTCAATTAAATGCAGATGCCAAAAAGATTGCAGATGGTTACGATTCCATCCAAAGCGGTGACCAGTCAATCAGCGTAGGCATGGATGCCAATAAACTCGCCCAAGAGATTGGAGCCGAGCAGTTCGCCATGATGATGGTCGATAATCCCAATATCTTTAACACTATCGAACCATCTCTCAGGCAGAAACT